TCAAATCCTGGTGCGGTATTGTTCTGCATTGAGGAAAATAAGGGTGTTACACTTGAATATAAAATTAAACTGTAAAATGATTTGAAAGAAGGAATAGATTATGAATAATAAGAAAGATACAAGAAAGAGTCGTCTTGTGTTTGATGCAAAGATGGCACGTAAACTGCTTAAACAAGGCTTTGTTGTAATTGATATTAAGCCCAACAGAGAGAATACGGATAAGACCATATTTGTATTTGAGAATACTGATGAGTTTAAGGTCGCTTTGGAAAAGCTTATGGACGAGCTTAAAGCAAAGAAGGAAACCGAAGTTGAAATTGAATTCGAGGGCGAAATTGAAGTCGAGATCGACGTTGATTGATTGCTCCTAAAATATATAGAAAGGAGTGATATCTATGGCAGGTAAAGCTATGGGCAAGAGTGCCCCCAAGAAGTCGATGGCGACGACCAAAGATCCTATGCCGGAATATGTATGTCCGCATTGTGGCAAGTTGAAGAAGGAAACGGAATTTTATACATCTACAGACCCAGCGGTTATCATTGGACGAGCTTTTCCATGTAAGAGTTGCTCCGAGAATATTGCAAGAAGGTATGATGCAAGAACGGGCGAATATTCCGATATGACGGAGGCATCGCTTAAAAGTGCTTTAATGTACCTTGATAAACCGTTTATTAGAAAACTATGGGAAAGTGCATATGATGAGGTGCATAATGCAGATTTAAAGCAACCTAAAAAAAATATGTGGACATCTTACATCAAGAATGTTACATCGTTGTCGCAATACAGAGGGTTAAGATGGCGTGATGGGGATTTTGATGACAAGCCTGTTGAGGTGCAGCAGGTTGTAGTTCCAGCCGAAGAAAGAGATGTTAACCCTGAGGTATTAAGTGAACTTGAGAAAAATCGTCGCGATGTAATTAGGTTAATAGGTTATGATCCTTTTGAAAAGGAAGCTCCAGAAGACCAGCCTCTTCTGTATGCTCAGTTGATTGGTTATATAGATGGCGACGGTAATAATGATGATATGACTCGAACACTTGATAGTATTGAGATGGTTCGTGGCTATCTGCAGTTGCAAAAAATCAACGATATGTGTGCACTAGCGTTTGCCAATTTAGGTAAAACCGGTCAGTCTGGTGAAATTAAAAATTATATGGCTACCAAGAAGCAGATTGCTGATGTTATCAAGCAACTGGCAGAGCAAAGTTGTATTAGCCAAAAACATAATAAAGATGCCAAAAAGGGTGAAAACACTTGGACCGGCAAGATTAAGATGCTCAAGGATTTAAATCTTCGCGAAGCAGAAAATAATGGATTTGATATTGGAACTTGTCGTGGTATGCAGCAAGTGCTTGAAATTAGTGATGCTTCTATTATGAAACAGTTAGCCCTTGATGAATCTGAGTGGTCTGACATGGTGGCAGAACAGCGTCAAAAGATTGTTTCATTGCAATCCGAAAGAGATATTTATAAAGAAATCAACAGAATACTTTTAAGAGAAAACATTGATCTCAGAGATGTGTTATCTGAGAACGACCTACTTGATGAATCCAATTTGCAAAACCTTAAACAGCTCTTCTCTGCTTTCTCAGAAATAGAGAAAGACGATGAGGAAGATGAAGATTTGTCAGAAGATACATCTAGTGAGGTGGATACTGATGAATAATTTAAATTTTAGCGATTATAAATTTAAAATTATAGAGAATATTAACGACGAAGATTTGCTTGGTATGTTTGATAGCAATAATGTCGTTTATGTTAAACCTGGTGTATATGCAATGTCTACGAGAAAGCTTGAATCGTTGATTAAAATTGCTTATATACAAAAATATTATCAATGCAATCCAGTAAGATTTATTGATAACTTTTTTAATATTGAACTGCTTGATGCACAGGCATATATAGTGCAGAGGACTTGGAACTGTCCAAATGTTTTAGTGCTTGCGAGCCGTGGTTTTGGTAAGAGTACGGTTATCGACTTAATTCTTATGGCCAAAGATATGCTATTCTCTAATATATGGACATACATAGCTTCTGGTACTGGTGGACAGGCGGAACAGACATTTACCAAGTTGGAGCAGATTGCCAATGACGGCATTGATGAAATGAAGGGTTCTACTGGGTACATCTTTAAGAATGAAGTTTCTATTAATAACGCCGCTGGTGATGGATTTAGCCACGGAAGTAATGGCTTTAAATATACTCTTTATAATGGTTCGTTCACCCAGACTCTCAACAGTAATATAGACGCGAAGCGTGGTGCCCGCGGAAGTGTGGTTTTTGATGAGTGCGGTTTCTTGTCTGACGAAATGATTAACGTTTATGGTGCTTTTGCGGCCGTTAACAAAAACTTTGCTCTTGGTAAAGACAGAGATGGACATTCTATTGACCCAATTCGTTTAAGGACATTTGCAACTAATATACCAAACCAAAAGTTTTATATTAGTTCGGCGTCGGATACTAGTACAAAGTTCTATAGGCTTTATAGAGAGTTCTCTAAGAAGCAGATAATGGGTGACAGAGATTATTGTGTTATTCAGGTTGATTGCGATGTCGTTCTGAATCCGACAATACACGGAGAAGCCGTTAATGCCCTTTTGTCTCGTAGTACAATTGAATCGGAAATGCAAACAAACCCCGAAAAGGCACGTCGCGAGTATTACTGTCAGTTCACTTCTGATGCGGGTGCGGCCGCCATTATTAAACGTGGCGTTATTGCTCGAAATAGTGAAACGAGAGTTCCTTTGTTGTATAACGATACAAATGATAAAAAATTTGTTATATGTTACGACCCTGCTCGTAGTCGAGATAACAGTATTATTTTGATTATGGAAATTTATATGGATTCAACTACCAAAGAATACAAAGGCAGGATTGTCAACTGCGTCAACCTAATTGATATTGGTAAGAAACGAAAAACGCCCATGCAAACCCCAGACCAGATTCAGTATTTGAAGGAGCTTATTCTTGCATACAACGGAGACGCTCCTGACTATGAAAATATTGAAGCAATTATGATAGATGCTGGTTCTGGTGGTGGCGGTGTTAACATTGCTGACTACCTGATGGAAGATTGGGTTGACGATAGAGGTAGAACTCATCGTGGCTTAATTGATAAAGAGTACAGCGCAGATTATGTGTCCAAATATCCTAATGCTATTGATAAGGTAAGGCTAATGTCTCCTTCTCAGTTTAAGTCAATGATGTGCGAGGCGCTTATTGAAATGATGAATATGGACTTAATTAGTTTAACGACGGATTATGACCATAAGGGATATTTGACAATATTTGAAACCGATGAAAAAGAATTGAATAAAGAAAAGAAAAAGATTGAAGAAGAATTAAGAAAACAAAAGGTGCCTGAGGATGAAATTCCTATAAGAGCACGAGAGATGCTTAAGGACGCATCTTGTGTAAAAACCAAAATGGTTAAATTAGATCCTTATCAGGAAATTGCGTTGAGCAATATAGATGCTCTTAAAGAAGAGATGGTTAATATTGTTCGTAAAAAGCGTGATAGTGGTAAGGACTCTTTTGATTTAATACCAGAAAAACAAAATAAATTACATGATGACCGTTTTTATTGTGCTTGTTTGGCAGCTTATTGGTTGTCGGAAAGGCGTAGAGAAACCATTACAAAAAGAAAAGACATCGGAGATTTAGACCAATTCTTCGAATTCAAGCGTCCAAAAGCGACGCACAGTTATTTTAATCGCTAAAGAAAGGAGGATAAACATATGGCAGAGAATAATAAACTCACCAAAGAACAAGTTGCTAATCTTAAATTTACAGAACTTGTCGATAATATGAAACAGTTTGCCAAGATGATAGATGACATCTTGCCATTGACTGATTTGGCATCTAACTCTACAAAGACATGGACCGTGTTTAATAAAGAAACATTGCGTTCATATATGCAAAACCCTTACGCATCAAGTTCACAAACTTCTTTGCGTAATTTGGCAAAGTTTTTATACACATTGTCGTTTCCGTTAAGAAGAATTGTAAATTATTTTGCTAGCCTTCCTGACTTTAGTGCTTATAAGGTGAATTTAGATTTTAGTTTAATTGAGGAGAATGATGAAGAGTCGTTGCTTCAGGACTATGAAAATGCTTGCAGATTTGTTCGTAAAATGAATCTTGCACTAAATATGTTTAAGCTTTTGGTTATAGCATGGCGCGAAGGTATTGTTTATTTTCAGCCGTACCAAGATGATGATGGAACAATGCTTTTGTTGCCATTAGATTCTCAATATTGCAAAGTAAGTTCTGTTGGATATAATGGGTTGCTACATGTGGCATTTGACTTTACATTCTTCCGTGGCACAAATGCATTTTTTCTTGAAATATGGGATAAGGAATATAAACAAAAATACAACAAGTTTGAGGGAGACTCTACTCTACGCTGGCAAGAGCTTGAAACGGCAAGAGCATTTAAGATTGATATAGCAGATACGGATTTGATTATTAGTCCGTTTGCGTCATTGTTTGAAGGTTTGATTGATCTTGTTGACTTGCAGGCATTGATTGCAGTCAAAGATTCTTTGGATATTTATAAACTTTTGGTTATGAAGATTCCGTTGCTTAATAGTAAAAATCCAGATGACATGGCAATCAACTTAAATCTTGCTAAGAAGTTCTATGCTCAGGCACTTGAATCTCTTCCTCCAGAAATAGGATGTATACTTTCTCCCGGTATGGATGTTGATAGCGTGTCGTTTGACAAAAATGCAACTTCTGACACAAATGCCGTTGCGGACAGCTATCAGAACCTTATGGAGCAAACAGGTATTAGTCAGATATTTGACTCAAGCCGTCTAACCGGAGCAAGCTCCGTTAAGATGAGTATGTTGGCGGATGCGATGATGGCAACAAAGGGTATTATGGAACAGGTCGCAGCATTTGTTAATGAGCGCATCCAAATGGAGTATCCAAACTCTATGGCGTATATTAAATTTATTGATGTAAACGCATATACTCGTGATGATAGAATTGCGCAAATTGAAAAGGCAGCAAACTCTGGACTTCCTGTAAAGCAAGAATATATGACTTTGCTTGGGTACGATCCTATAGAGGCTATTGCTTCAGATTGGATTGAGACTAAGCTTGGATTATCTGTGACGAGATTTATTAATCCTCTTGTAAGTTCTCATACTCAAACTAGCGGTTCATCCAATACAGGAGGAGCACCAACAAAAGAAGATGGTGACCTTACTGATGATGGTGCGGCTAGTCGAGATAAGAGAGACGCAGTTGGATAAAACGAGGTGAATATTATGGATAAGAAATTTATTAAAACTACTGATACCGAAACCGCAAATAAGTTGCTTGCATTAAATTTTAAACTTATTTCGCATATCGGAAGTATATATACATTTTTAAACGAGAAACCAACTAATTTAAATTTTGATGCGATAGACAAGAAAATGGTTGTATATGATGATAAGTTAAGTCTGTGATCTCCTTTCGGAGTACACATATTTATTATTTGAGAAAGGAGGATGATACAGATGGCGAGAAAATTTTATACATTGGATGACCTGTATAATTTCTGTAGAGAGAATCGTTTTGAATCTTTTAGTTCTGAAAAGCAAGGTGCACCATTAGTTGTGCAATCTTTTGGTACATTCGAGGCAGATAGTAAGAATACTGATGGTTTGATGTCTGTTAAACTTAAGTCGTGTCATACTGGGAAAAACAGAAACAAATCTGGGATTACCGATGACAATATGAATAAGTATAAATACACCTTTAAGGGCCGACCTATTCTTGGAGCCATTTACAAGACTGATACTGGCGAGTACGAATTTCGTGCTCACGATATGAAAGTTATTGATGATGGTGAAGACATCGAATATATTGAGCAACCAATTGGCGTTATATCTCAGACCGAAGAGCCTTATCTTGAGTTTGATGAGAAGGAAGATAAAAACTATCTTATGGTTAGTGGAACAATCTTCTCGGATTATTCTAAGGCTGCAGAAATTCTTGAGAGACGCAGAACTTGTAAGTGCTCCGTGGAAATTGCCGTGGAGGAGTTGAGTTACAACTGCGATGAAGATTATTTATCTATTGACAAGTTTAGATTTTCAGGTGTGACCATTCTCGGATACGAGCAAGATGGCGTGACAGAAATTCAGGAAGGTATGAAGGGCAGTAAGATTACTATTGACGACTTTAGTGAAAAGAAGAATAGTATGTTTTCTGCCGACTGCCAAACAAAATTGATTGAGACGCTGGAAAAGCTCAATATGACGCTTGAAAGTTTCAATAATAAAAATCAGAATTCAGAGAAAGGAGGAGAAAAAGTTATGAACAAGTTTGAAGAATTACTTGCTAAATATGGCAAGACTGCTGACGAAGTAACTTTTGAGTACGAAAATCTCTCTGATGAAGAACTTGAAGTTGCTTTCAAGGAAGCGTTTGAAGAAGTAGAGGAAGAATCCGAAGTCGTTGTCGAAGAGACGGTGGTTGAGGAAGAGTCTGAAGTCGTTGTTGTTGAAGAGTCTGCTGAAGATGTAGTTGAAGAAGTTGTTGAAGAAGAGTCCGTTGAGGAAGTTATTGAACAACCCGAAGAAAAGTTTGTGCTGAAGTACGAACTTAGTCATGATGATATTCGATCTGCACTTTATAGTCTTTTGGCTGCAACATCTGAGGATAATTATTATTACGCTTGGATTCTCGAAGTGTATGATGATAAGTTTATTTATCAGGATTATATGGAAGGTAAATTCTACAGACAGGACTACTCCAAGGATGGCGAAAATGTTGCTCTTGGCGAGAACAAAGTTGAAGTATTTAATGAGTGGCTTTCTAAGGCAGAAAAGGATGCTCTTGATGCACTGAAGGCGGATTATACCGCACTTAAGGAATTTAAGAACAATTATGACGTAGCCGAACTTAAGGCTCAGAAAGATGCTATTTTTGCAAGAGAAGAGTATTCTTCTATTGTAGAAACCAAAGCATTCAAGAAACTTATTGAAGATTCCGCAAACTACACTCTTGAAGAGTGCGAGCAGAAAGCAAACAAGATTCTCGATGACTGCAATGATTACATTGCTAATTTTGCGGCAAAGAATAATGAAACCAATAAACCCAAGACTCTTGGTCTGAACTTTAACGCAAAGCCTAGCAAGAAGAAAACCGCATATGGCGGACTTTTTGATAAGGACGAATAATTTTCAAACATTTTAGCGACTATGAGCAGTCGCTTTTTTGTTATACAAAAACATTTATTTAAAATTCAAGAAAGGAATGGATTAAAATTATGGCTCAGGATATGAATTTAGACGTAAAGCACATTGTTGCTGAATCCACCAACATTCTTAGCACTAACTTTGGTGGCGGTCACATCTATAGCATCACTATCGGTGAGGATATGGATAATGGCCTTATTGTTTGCAGAGATGCTTATCTCGGCGACGAAACTTGGTCCGCAAAGGACTATGTTGCAGGAGAGGAACCCTTGTTCCTGCTTGCACCCCCTGTTGTTCCCTTTACTCAGCTTAAGGGTTATGCAGATGAGGACAGATTTTACAACAAGAACGGCGACAGAGTTCGCGCATACACTCTTCGTGTAGGTGACAGAGTTTCTCTTTCTGAGAACGCTTTTGACGCTGCTCCCGCTGTTGGTAACTATGTAACTTATGACGCTGCTGCAAAGCAGTATGTTGTTGGCGAAGTTGCTACCGACAAGTTCTGTGCTCAGGTTCTTTCTAAGATTGTACGTAGCAACCTTGTTATGTACAAGCTTCAGGTAGTAAGCCTTTAATTTTGAAGAAAGGAGATAAAGAATATGGCTAACTTAATGACTTTTGACGCAAATGTGCGTGAGATTTTCGAAAACAACGAAACTAAGTTTGTAGCATTTAATAAGCTTATGGTTGACACTTCCGTTAATAAGTTCGAGGAAGGTATTACCGCCGAGGACGCAAACGCAAAGATTAGAAAGGTATTTAGACAGGCTATCGGTGTGTCCGAGAACGCTTCCAAGCAGGACATCCGTAAGGCTATGAAGAAGAGAGCAAACCTTCAGACCCTGTTCGATCTGATTGAGGAGCTCGTTCCTAACCTTCTTAAGACCGGTTGGGCAGATAACCCCTTCTTCAGAGAGTTTGTTGAGGAGCGTTACCTTGATGACGGTGACCAGAACATCTTCTATGCAGAGGATAACTCTATCCTTACTGTATCTAAGGTATCTGGATCTCAGTGGGATCTTGACAGACAGAGACTCGGCAAGGGCTCTAGCTTCTCTATCGAGACTTCCGAGTACGGTATCGCTATCTATAGTGAGTACGAGAAGCTTCTGACTGGTCTTGAGGACTTCGCAACCTTCATTACCAAGATTTACGAGGCTATTGACAGATTCGTAAACGAGGCTATTTATCAGGCTCTTCTGACTGCAGCAGAGAAGCTTCCCGGCGGTGCTTCTGGTTCTGGTCAGTGGGTAAAGACTGGTGCTCTTGAGGACAACACTAGAGCAACCCTTGTTCAGCTCGTTGAGGATGTTCAGATGGCTACTGGCGCAGGCGAGGTAGTTATTATGGGTACTAAGGCTGCTCTTTCTAAGGTTACTGGCCTTCAGAATGTTGAGTGGATTACTGAGGATATGAAGAAGGAGCGTCACACTACTGGTAAGATTGGTATGTGGGAAGGCATCCGTCTTGTAGAAATCAAGCAGGGCTTCGCTCTTAATGATACCACTAATAAGCTCGTTGATGACAAGAGACTCTTCATTATGCCTATGATGGACAACAAGTTCATCAAGCTTGTTCACGCTGGTGAAGACTCTATGAGAGAGGTTCAGGACAAGACTCTTAACCAGGATATGACATATGATTACAGATATATGTTCAAGCTTGGCGTAGGTGTTATTGTTAACCTTATCTTCGGCGAGTGGATTCTTGCATAATTAATTATTGACATATGGAATAAAAGGAGAAATTGTTATGGCAACCAAAAATACAGTTGAAAATACCGAGATTGAAGCAGTTGAAGAAACTGTAGTAGAAACCAAGAAAACTAAGGCTCCTGCGAAGATTCCTAGAAAGTACGCTCCGACAGATATGATTCCTTGTCGTAGTATTACATATGGAGAACTTCTTCTTACTGGCACTAAGTCTAAGATGTTATATACTTGGGCAAACTATGGCGATGTTACCGAGATGGAGTTCCAGGACTTGCAGGCACTTAAGTCTACGAGATCTAGTTATCTGTTTAAGCCTAGATTTATTATCGAAGACCCTGAACTTGTTGAGCAGTGGAGCAATGACCTTGGTAAGATGTACAAGGAAATTGTTGATGTTGATGTAGAGGATATGTTTAGACTTCCTCTTAATCAGTTTAAGTCCAAACTTAAGAAGGCTCCGGTAGGTGTTCAGCAGGCAGTTAAGAATGTAGCTGGTGAGAAGATTCTCAATGGTACTCTTGATAGTCTTGCTAAGATTAGGGCAATTGACGAAATTCTTGGTACGGATTTGAAGCTTTACATTAATTAATCTAGAGGGAGGTGTTGTAGATGACACTCTACTCTACATTGTATAACCGTGCATTGGCACAAATCACAGATCCTCTTTTGGCTCAACTTCCAGAAGAGGATCTTGAAATAATGCTACACGACTGGCTGATGGATGCTATTGTCGAGCCTGTTGTTGGCGAGTATGACTTCTCTGACAGAGACGAAGAGTTGAAGCAATTCAATTTTGATATCTCTGATAGAGACCAAAAAATACTTTCCATACATATGGTTCGTGGTTGGTTGGCTCCGCAGATTAAATCTGTAACATTGGCGCAACAGGTTTACTCTGGCAAGGAAACTAAGTACTATGCCCAGGCAAACCACCTTGCAGAACTGCGTGCTCTTGACGAACAACTTCGTAAAGACGCTGACCTACTTTTCTGTCGTGGAACATATTTAAATAATGACTATTTCAATGATTGAGGGGTATTGCTATGAGACACTGTTATGAAAATATCCCGTCGAATCAAATTGAAAAACAAAAGCGTTACTTCTATGGCGCAATAATTAATTGTTTATATCTTAATGAGGACAACAGTCCTTTCTTAGATGCGACAATTCAAACATTAATTAATCAAATTCTCGGCTCAAATGTTTTATTTGGTTTCCAGCCCGAGGTACTTACCATTGTAAGTAATCTGGAGACCGCACGTCAAAACCAAACACAGTTCCGAAAATGTATTCTCGACGCTGCCAATTTGGTCGATAAACTGAATGGTGGTGATTCCAATGTTTGACCATTACAAAAGCCGTATGGCTCACAGGGGCGCTAATATGAGTGAAATGCTCCGTATGCAGTCCAATATGGTTATTGAGCAAACGTGGGATCGAGACCCAAACTATCGACGAGTTTATGTGGTCAAGGTGAGCAGAGGTTTGCCTGAAGTTACAGACAAGCATGAGCTCATCGATGTCAAATTTAATGTTGATACCTACCAAAAGGCTGGATCGGACGAACCAGCATATCACCTTCAATTCCGTCACGGTGCTGAAAAGCGCAACCCAGATATTGGTGTTGGGTCGTATGTTTATATGGCTGACGAGGACGGTGAATGGAAGTGGTGGTTGATAACGATGCTTGACGAAAGACCACAGTTTAGGCAGTATGCAATCAATGAGTGTAACTGGAAATTCGGATGGGTGTCTGATGGTAAGATTTATTACCATCTCGGCGTTCTCCGTAATGGCAGTTCTACGCGTGAGGTTGATGAAAACTCGTACACCTCTGTGGTTAATGGCAATGCTATCGCTTGGATGTCAACCAACGCAGACACGCAGTTAATCGATCATAATCAGAGATTTTTGATTTCTGATTACGGTCGCAAAACTCCTCTGTGTTTTGGTGTTGGAAACATTGTTGACACTATGCCTGTTGGCATAACCAAGTTTGTGTTGAGTCAGCAGACATTTGATCCTGTTCACGACAACGCAGACCTGATGTTGGCTAATTATTACGCTGGTAGTGTGGAACCCACAGAGCCTGACATCGAACAAGAGCTTTCTGGTACAGCGTCTATTACCTTCTCTGGTACTAAGCCTACCGTCAAAGTTGGCGGTTCTTACAAAACCTTTACACCTGTATTCAGTATGGAGGGAACGACGGTTGCTAAATGGTTCGTTAGCGATGAAAATGGTGACATCAGTGGTGACGCTGAGAATTACATCATTGAGTATGAGGGCGAGTTGCTTAAGCTAAAAGTTGCAACAAACTACTACTTGATAGGAAAAATTCTTATTATACAGGTTGTTGGAACTGACGGTTCGACCGCAGAAGTTAGTGTGGAGGTGATTGGTTAATGAGGCGTGACATACAAAAAGTGGATGATGATATTATTCGCAAGAAGCGTATCATTGAACAAGCACTTTATTCTGACCCCGATATTGTGGAGGTCTTAGACGACCCCGATATCGATCCGTCTTGTCCTGAGGATTTATTATATTCATCGATATATCCTTTTATACGAATTCCCGGTACACAAGACAAATCAAAAAATTACATTACCTTTTCCATTAGCGATATGGGTCTATCGCCACGAAATGAGGTAATGAAAAACCAATATGTTCAGTTTGTTATATTTGTCCATAAAAACTTAGCTAAAACTAATTTTGGTATGGCTAGGCACGACTGCTTGGGGTATCTTATCCGAGATACATTCCACCTTTCGAATATGCTCGGTGCACAGATGAATCTTGTGAGTAATGCCGAGGGTGCCACAGACACAGACTATCTTACTCGCACATTGAAGTTTGAACTCATTGATGACAATTCTACTAAGCCACTTAGAACTAATCCTTACGATTTTCGGAGGTAAGTTATGGAAGGTTTCCAAGTAGACGAACTCAAACTTTATATGGCAGAAGATATTAAGATTGCAAATGGCATTATATTGAAGTGTCCTAAAATTCGAGATGTTGCTGAGTTTGGTGAAAGTGCCTATTTTTCTATGGCACAAACGCTCTGTGCGACACCTAGTAGCATGATGGCGGCTTTAGATGATATGAAACTCAACTATATGAAGGTCAAAGATTTTGAACTTTTTATGATGTTGGCACAATCATTGAAACCAGAAGCGACTCATCTTCTTCTTGGCGATTTGGATTTAACTAAATTCAAGCCACGTCCGTATGGACCAACTGAAGAAGTTGTATTGGTTTATGAGGGCACTGAGAACGATGAAAATCCTATTGTGATTACACCTATTATACACGAAGTTCTCACTACATATATTCGTAAGATGCATAATTTTAAGAAAGAAGTCAAAAAGGCTGGCAACGAGATTACTCGTAAACAGTTGATTCGTTTGGCTCGTCAAGATGCTCAGATGGCTAAGAATAAGCCGCACGAGTCTTTCTTGAGACCCGTGATTTCTGCGGTTAAGTGCAGACAAGGATATAGTATGGATTATATTCGTGAGATGGGAATTTTTGAACTTATGGATGATTTGTCTAGACTTAATGTTATCGTTCAAGCTGATGCTGCTTTGGGTGGTATGTATAGCGGAATGATAGATACCAAGAAAATGGATAAGACGGTTCTTAATTGGACTAGAAATATAACAGACGATGATAATGATAAAGGCAAGGCAATTGCCGACGGTGTGGTTAGATAATCACATCTTTTTAATTTAGATAAATATAAAATTTTTTTATTAAATGGAGGAAAATACTATGGCTCAATTCGCTTTTGATCGTGCCATTTCCGTGGCCGCAACTTATGCCGGCGCTAATGCCGCAAAGGGTACCACTGCTGGTCAGCTCGCTTTCTGGGCAGAACAGATTAGAGAGAAATAAGATAGTGATATCTTACGTATGTTATAGTCTGCGTTCACAGTGATGTGTTCGTAAAATAAGTCATCTAAATGCTGGAAACTCCTAAAGCTCATATACCAAAGCGAAAAAATGAAATATATTTAAGCGTTATGGTTACGAAAGTAGAAAAAAGTTATGAGATTGATACAAGGTTAAATCCTAAATATCAGTAAATGGACAATCAGCAGGGAAGTTTCGAATAGAAAAACCCTCAACGATCAGAGTCAGACGACTCGTAAATGACGAATAGCTATCGTCATTGAAATGGTGAGCCCTTGTTTAACAACAAGGTGAAGATATGATCTGCACTCATATGAAAGTATGAGGTCGCATTTGCGACGATATTATAGATTAGCAATCTAAAATTTAAGTGTTATTGTTTACAATACAAAATGACTGGAGGTGTTTTGTATGGCAAACTATGAAGAATTTATAAACAATATAATTGCAACTCGTGGTAGATTTTCATGTGGAGAAGAATATCACGAGAGACATCATATTATACCAAGATGCTTAGGTGGTACGAACGATGAGAAAAATTTGATTGATTTGTTTGCGAAAGAACATTTTATTGCACACAAGTTGTTGGCACAAGAAAACCCCGAAAACAATAGTCTTGTATATGCTTGGAGTTGCATGGCGTTTGTAAAAAGCGATAACCAAGAGAGATATGAACTTACTGCGGAAGAATATGAAGAAGTTAAGAATGTGTTTAGTAACGCTCAGAGAGAAAGAATGCTTGGTCATATTGAATCAGAAGAAACTAGATTAAAGAAAAGTCTTAACGCAACTCAATGGTGGGCGGACTTATCGAAGCGTGAGGAGCACAGACAAAAACTTCAAGGTCGAAAACACTCTGAAGAATCTATTCAAAAAATGAAAAACTCTGCCAAGAGTAGATGCGAAGATTTAGAATGGAGAAAGCGTATGAGTGAATCTCTTCGCGGCAGAGAGGTTTCGGACACAACGAGACAATTGATTTCGGATGCTATGACGGGCAAAAATACTGGTAAAAATAACCACCGTTCAACGCAAGTTTATTGTATAGAATTAGACCGAGAATTTGAATGTTTATCCGAAGTTGACAGGCTTGGTATTGCCAGTAGAGAGAGCGTGCGTAGGTGTATATTAGGTAAAAAGCAAAGTGCTGGAATACACCCAACAACAGGAGAACCGCTTCATTGGATATCTTTAAAAAATAATAATACAAATAACACTTAAATTATATCAAACATAATGGTACTGAACCCACTTTAAACTTTACTTCTGAAACCGAAGAAATCATGGACGCCAAAAATAACGTAGTTATGGTTCTTCAGAACGGTAGAGGCGCAACTTTCGGTGCTTCTAATGCATTTTTTAATACTTCTATTTTGGCAGCTCAGACTGGTGGTAAGGTAGAGGATTCCACCGGCGCAACTATCTCCAAGTTCGAGATGTTCACCGCAGGTGAGGGTGGCGTTGCTACTCTTACTTACGCTCCCGTTGGCGATGTTGTAATTTATGAACTCAACACCGACGGTTCTTTCAAGACTGCTACTGCTTCTGAAACCGTAAAGGCTGAGGGTAAGGCAGTTACTGGCGGTACTAAGGACGCTAAGTATCTTGCAGTTTACGACATCGAAGCTCCCGCTGGCGAGAAGATTACTGCTCTTGCTGACGCAGAGAACGAGCTTCTTGACGTTACTGCAGAGGTTCTTCTTCGTGACCTTTGCTCTCAGGAGATCTACTTTGCATTCCTGTTCATGAGAGGCAAGCTCTCTGGTGAGGCTGAGTGGGGTATGGCTAGAGACGGTGCTCATGCATTTGAGATTACCGCTATGCCTGCTTACTGCGATGCAGAGAAGAAGCTCGTTGATATCGTTATCGTTAAGGACGAGGCTCTCAGAGCTTAATTTTAACTAATTGTTGGTCGGGGGAGTTTACTCCCTCGACCTTAATTTAGGAGGCACATATGGATATCCATGTATGCAAACAATGTGGATGCCGCTTTGCATATTGTAGAGCGTGCGTCTTCAAACCAATTTATTATAAAGATTTAGGATTCTGTAGTAAAGAATGTTTAGCAGAATCTAAAAAAGAAGTTATCCCAACAGAGGATGTAGAATTAGTTATAACCGATAGGGATATCTCTACGTCTGAATAAGATTGGGATATCCCTATTTTTTACGCTGATAAAAAGGAGAAAATTAAAATGATTACATCTAAAATTACGGGCAAATCATACGAGCCGAGCGACTGTGTCTATCTGACCAACATGCTCCAAGTCAAAAAGTACTTAGAACATCTTGGTCCAGATTTTATGCTTGATATTTTGTTTTCAAGTGAACACAGACCGGATGCTTTGGTTTTCGTATGGAGGAAATGCCCCGAAACAAGAGAAGCAAAAATTAAGTGGGATAACCACGAATTATAATAGAAGAAAATTTAAGGAGAAGAATTTATTATGAATAGATATTTTTATTGTTATAGTTATCCTTTGAAAACTTTTCTAACAGAAAGTGGTTTGCGATATATAACACATTCTGTGAATCAAAACACTCAGAAAAAGTTTTGGGTATTTGAGGGTACGGATGAACTGAATCGGTTGCTTGATGTCTGGAGACTTAGAAAAGGATAATTAAATATTTTAGAAAATGTATTTGGAGGAAATGTATGAGAAAACGCAAAACCCACGAAGAATTTATTACACAATTGTCGCAAAGAAATTATAAAGACATTCAAATATTAGGACGTTATGTTGGAGCTCACGGCCCAATAGATTGTATATGTAATGTATGTGGCCATAAATGGTCGCCAAGTGCCAATTCATTATTGCAAGGACAAGGATGTCCACAATGTGCTATACGCAATCAAACTATAACACAAGAACAATATGAATCAAAGGTAAAAAATATTAATCCCAATATACAAGTTATTGGAACATATGTAAATGCGAGAGTCAAAATTGCACACAAATGTCTAGTTGATGGATATGTTTGGGAATCTCTGCCTGGCGACATTTTAATTGGTGGAGGGTGTCCAAAATGTGCAAGACGAAATAAAAAGACTCACGCAGAGTATGTTGAAGAAGTGACCAAAATAAACCCAACACTTGAAGTTGTTGGAAATTATGTCAACGACAAAACAAAAATTTTACATAAATGTCTTATTGACGGATATCAATGGTCGGTTGAGCCAAACCATATCCTAAAGGGACAAGGGTGTCCTCGGTGTGCTAATAATAAAAGGCGAAGTCAAGAAGAATATATCAAAGAATTATCTATCATTAATTCTAATATTGAGGTTGTAGATCAATATGTAAATGCGGTCACTCGGATTCGTCATAAGTGTCTAAAGTGCGATATGGAGTTCGTTATGTCTCCATATTTAACTCTAAAAGGATGCGGGTGTCGTTGTGATAATTTATCTCACGGAGAAAGATTTATTACGGAATATTTGCGAAATCGCAAGATAGATTTTATTCCACAATATAGATTTGATGATTGCAGAGATGTTTATCCACTGCCATTTGATTTTTATATCGTAGAATCCAATTCTTGTATTGAGTATGATGGAGAATTACATTTTATTGCTAGTGATAGATTTGGCGGCGAAGAAAAACTGAGAATAACACAAGAGCATGATAAAATTAAAACTCAATATTGTTTGGATAATGATATAACATTATTACGCATTACATATAAGGATAATATTGAAAAATGCTTAAATGATTTTTTTACACAACAGAATGATTAATTTTAGGAGGTGTTCAAAATTTTTATTTGTACTTTTAATTTATCGAACCAGCGACTTCGCAGATACACCTCTGGCATAATTTATGCTGGTTCGTATGGTAAAACAATTTTTCACTTCAACTTCAACACACCCGACTGGGACATCTCTCCCACCAAGACAGCAGTTTTCAGCTACCGTGGTAAGAACTTTCGTGAAGATCTCAACGAAAATAATATGTGTCGAGTGCCCAAAGAAGTGCTTCACGAGGGCTACTTCTTGGTATCTATGGAAGACGGCAAAGGACTTCTGACAAACAAAATCAGAGTTCCCGTTGCTCCAATGCCTGAAGAACTTGAACCAGACACCCCGGGCGGAGGCTGTGACTGTGGACCAACTATGGTATATGTGCCAGAGGTTGACAAGGACAAGATCCTGTCTTGGACTCTTCAGGAGGCAACAGAGGATATGCCAATACCCAAGCCTGTTGATTTAAACCCTGCGGACGATTGGGTTGAAGATGAAACGGAAAGTGAATATGAATGGGAGGAGGATGCATAATGGCAAATGTACGCTTTATTAAGACCACGAAAGATAAGCATCTTCAGCGTGAGTCTTATGATTCCAATGCCCTTTATTTCTGCGAAGATACGCAGGAAATTTTTAAAGGACAACACCCTTATACAGAGGGAATTAAAGTAGTTCCAACCCATGACGACCTACCGTCGTGCCCAACCGCAGCAGACGGTGTCGTGTACTATGTCACAGAAACACGAAATGGCTATGTTATGGCACCCGACAGAAGTGGATGGCTTCAAACCATTTATGCCCCAGTAGCAAATATGGAAAACGTTCCAGAAGGTGAAGAATATAATGTGGTTGCAACGGTTGGGGCGGTAAGAGACTTAGAAGAAGAGCTTAGAACATATATAGATGAACAGGTTGCTACTGGTGGTAGCGGATCAATGGATTATGGGGAGATTTAGTTATGAGTGAAAAAATATTACAATTAAAGCGTGGTACTGCCGAGAGGTGGTATACAGTTAACCCCATACTTGCCATCGGTGAACCAGGCTTTGTTTATGATGCAAACAAATTAAAAATAGGTGACGGCGTTACTCCGTGGAACGAGTTGCCTTATATCGAGGGCTCGACCGGTGAAGGTGTCAACCTTGTCCCTGTCGATGGCTCGCTTATTATTAAAGACAACACCATTGATGTTGGTATTTCTGCAGAGCCCGGCAACGCGCTTACAAAGAAGGCAGACGGTCTATATGTTGGCACAAGCACTTCTGGTAATTATGCGGCTGGACTTGGCTTACAGATGGTCGATGGAACATTCTCGGTTAAACTTGCACCTGATACGCATGGATTAACGGTAGTGGATGGGGCTTTAGCAATTAATCTTGCTACCAAAGACTCCGATGGTGCTATGTCAAAAGAGGATAAGATGTTCCTTGACGCACTTAAAGAACTTAATATTTCCGAATATGCAACCAAAGATGAGGTTCAAGTTCTTAGAGAGTCTGTTGCAGAGCTTGCTCAGGCGTATGTATGGGGAGAAATATAAAAATAGTACATTTTAAAAGGAGAAGAAATTATGTCTTGTATTTATGTAACATATGACATTAATATGCGTAGGCATTTAAACGAAAAAGGTTTTAAATATATTTTGTGTGGTTTAAACCCCAACAATCAAGATATGTTTTGGGCATTTGAGCGCACAGAAGAATTAAATAAGATTGTTAGACAATGGTTTAACAATACAAAATGATTAATAATTTGAAGAGGTAGTATATATGAAAGAAAGAAAAGTAAAATATTCATTCGCTGAATGGTGCAGAGATAATGATCATCAAGATTGGTTAGATTTGTGGGACTACAAATTAAATGTGACAAGTCCGGAAGACGTGATGTGCGGAACACACAAAAAATACTGGTTTAAATGTCCCAGAAGACTACATGATAGCGAACAGAGAGTGGTGCGTTTAATAGTAAATGGAGAAACAAGACCGTTTTGTCGAAAATGTGATTCCATTGGACAATTTCTTATAGACACATACGGGAATGATGCTCTTGATAAAATGTGGTCTGATAAAAACACTGCAGATCCGTTTTTGATATCTAAAAATGCAAAAGGTCTTAAGGTATGGTTAAAGTGTACACAATACAATCATCCTGATTCTGATTTTCTTCCCTCGTCTGTTGCGCAGGGGTCTGTGTGCAAGTGTTGTTCTGGACATAGGGTTGTAATGGGCTATAATGATATTGCAACTACACATCCAGAATATGTTCGGTATTTTCTTAACAGAGAAGATGCTTATAATACGACAAGATGGACAGAAAAGAAGGTCCATATAGTTTGTCCAGATTGTGGACATATTATGCTCAAATCTGTATGTCATTTAATTTCTTACCCATTTAATTGTAAAAAGTGTGGAGATAAATCTACGTATCCAAATAAATATATGCATGAGTTTTTATCTCAATTATCTGCAATGTATCATTTTGATATTTATCCCGAGCATGTTTTTGAATGGTCTAAAAACTTAACGCAAGATAATCTTACTCGTAGAATCTATGATTTCTTTTTGCAAATTGGAGATCGTCATCTTATTGTGGAGGTACATGGTGAACAACATTTTAACGGTTCTTTTTGCAACCACCCTGGCGCTCGCACAACACAAGACGAGATTGATAATGATGCATATAAAAAAGAACTAGCCATTTCCAACGGAATATGTGAGAGTGACTATATTGTTGTTGATGCGAGAAAATCGGATTCAGACTGGATTAAAAGTTCCATTTTAGAGGGTGGCATAAAAGACATATTTCCGTTTAACGAAGAAGATATAGACTGGACAAAATGCAATGAGCTTGCATGCAAAAATCTTGTTAAGACAGCAAGTGAGTTGTGGAATAGCGGCATAAAAAATACGCACGAAATAAGCAAACGGATTGGTAAAACTGTAACCACGACAATTGCATACTTAAAAAAGGCTAGCGGTTTAGGGTGGTGTGACTACACTCCGTGGTATATTAAGAAACATAGCCGTCAAGCTATTTTATGTTTAGACAATAATATGGCTTTTGAGTCTGCACATATTTGCTCTAAGTGTAGTGAAAATGTGTTTGGAGAATACTTAAAAACAAATGCTCTTCAAACTGCTGCGTCTAAAAACGGGCGATATCATAATTATTTGTTTAAATTTATAACCAAAGAGGAATTTGATGAACATTATAGACAATATCCAGCACTAACATTTACGGATGAAGATTTTATAAACAATAATTAAAAAATTTTAATTTTAGGAGGAAAATAACATGGCACTTTTAAAATTTTTGAAAGGTAATTATTCTAGCCTGAATAATGCCGCTATCAATGAGGGTCAGGTTCTTATCTGTGGCGATACAGGCGAAATGTTTGTAGACGTTGCTGCCGATAAGAGAGTGAAGATTGGTGATTTTACTGTCGTCGAAAGTATCTCCGCACTCGAAGCACTTGACGCTACCGCAGTTCCAACTTCTCGACTTTACTACGTAGAAGATGGTAACATTTTAGCTCGTAGCAACGGAACAACTTGGGTACAGGTAAACAAACAGCCCGATATCGAGACTCTCAAGACCCAACTTGGCCTTTCTGACCTTGCTTACCTTTCTGAGGTATCTGAGGACAACCTTAACGCCGCTCTTAAGGAGAAGGTAAACGCTGCCGCCGAGGGTAATCATGCTCACGCTAACAAGGACGAGCTCGATAAAATCGCTGACGGCGATGTAGAAAAGTGGGGCACTGCTTATGCTCACTCTCAGGTCGCTCACGCTCCTGCTGATGCACAGGCTAACATCATTGAGTCCGTTAAGGTAAATGGTGAGGCTCTTGAAATCAAGGATAAGGCAGTTGATATTATTATTCCTGAGAGCACCAAAGTTGAGGCTTCTGAGACCAACGGTAACATCAAGGTTGACGGCGAAGAGGTCGTAGTATACACACATCCCGAAAAGCACGCAATTGCTGACGTAGATGGTCTTCAGGATGCTCTTGATGGTAAGCAGGCTGCTGGCGATTATGCCGCAGAGGTGCATACTCATGTAAAGGCTGACATTACTGACTTTGCACACAACCACGAAATGTCCGAAGTCAATGGTCTTGCAGACGCTCTTGCTGGTAAGCAGGATGTAATTCCTGAGAACACATATGATGCATATGGTTCTGCAGCTCAGGCTCTTACTGATGCTAAGGCTTATGTTGATGAAGAGGATAAGTTCGTAACCGATATTCTTACCGTTGATAAGTTTGGTGGCATTGCTGCTGGTTCCGACCTTAACGGCATGACCACTCACGAGATCCTTAACCAGCTTCTTTATCCTTATATTGCATTTACCATTAACAGCTCTTCTAGAAGTGCTGCGGCTGCTACTCTTGAGAATGGTGCAAGCCAGACTCTTAATAGCGCAACAATTAGCGTAACCAAGAAGTCCAAGCCCATTACTAGCATTAAACTTCTGAACGGTTCTACTGTTCTTGAGGAGAAGACTGGTGACGCTGTTGCGGCTGGCGGTACTATTACCTTTAGTAACCTTGGCATTACCGTAACCAAGGATAATAATCCTAACCTTAAGTTTACCGTAACTGACGGCACAACTTCTACCGATAAGAACGTTGGCGCTTCTACTTTCGTATATCCTTATTACATGGGCGAATGCGCTGCTGATGCTACTATTGATGAGGTTCTTATCGATGGTCTGACCAAGAAGGTTGAGTCCAAGGGCAACAAGACCGTAACTCATAGTTGCGAAAACGGTCGTATGGTAATCGCTTATCCTAAGGCTCACGGCGTTCTTAAGAGCATTCTTGACCCCAACAACTTCGAGACTATTGGCGACTACACAAGAAGTGAAGTGTCTGTAACTGGTCTTGATGGCACAACTCAGACATATTATGTATACGCAAGTGGTGCTGCAACTGTAAGCGGCTTCAAGGTTCAGTATAAGTATTAATTGAAAGGAGATTTTGAACTATGGCTATTAATTATGAATTATTGAATAAAGGTGGAATCTCTTTAGGTACTAACTTTGAGCTTCTGAGTGAGAAGCCTCTTGATTCCAGATTAGTCGTTCCTTCCCTGGACGGTCTTCAGAATTATATTGATAATGCGGCTGCTTACGAAGGTTTAATTGCTTATGTTAGCAGCGAAAAGAAGCACTATGAAGTTAAGGTTATTGACGGCGTTCTGTCTTATAGACCTTTTGGCTTGACCGAAGCAGAGCTCAACGACCTTATTACTAACGCAACTACCGCCGCAATGGAGTTCAAGGGCGCAACTGCTACCCTTCCTGAGAACCCCGCTAAGGGAGATATGTACAAGGTTGCCGGCGAGAACATCAATATCAAGATTGATGATGTAGATGCTAAGCTTGGCGACTCCATCGTATATGATGGTGAAAAGTGGTTCCTGATTCCTTCCGGTGATGACATCGAGGATACTTGGAGACCCGTAGACGGCGTTAACAACGACGCTACCCTTAAGTTTGCAGACGGCGATAAGACCGTTGCCGCAGTTGCCGCTGATGGTACTATTAAGTATAATCATGCTACAATCGATGCTCCTGAAGATATCACTGCAGAGGGTGACGAGAAGACTCGTACCTATATCACTGCCGTAGAGACTGACGGTTATGGTCATATCACTGGCTACAAGACCGCTACTGAAAACGTAGAGGATACTAATACTACTTATGAATTTGAAGGTCAAGCCGAAGAGTCTAGTGTATACTTCCAGGTTACTTCTAGCGAAGAGGGCGCTTCTGCTGAGGTTGTTTATCTTGACGCATATAGCAAGAACGAGGCAGATGCTAAACTTGCTGAGGTAAAGACCGAGGCCGCTAATCAGGCTGCGGTAGTTCTCAGTGAGTCACAAGCTTATGCAGATGGTAAGGATGCCGCAATCGAGGCTGCTCAGAAGGCTGCTGATGACATCACTGGATATGTTGGCACTTTCACCCATGATACCGCTAAGACTGTTGTTGACTACATCAACGCAAAGACTGACGGCATTGCAACTTCTGGTAACCTTGAAGCTCTTGGTCAGCGTGTAACTGCTAACGAAGGCAAGATTGCCGATCTTGAGACAGAGTCTGCAAAGCACGCTCTTAAGACCGAGGTTGAGGCTGTCGATGCCAAATTTGCAGACTATAAGACTGCAGAGGCTCAGAAGGCTATTGACGACGAGCAGGACAGAAGACTTGGTGTTATCGAAGGCGACTACCTTAAGGCTGCCGATATTGCTAACTTCGAGACAAAGGAAAATGTCAAGAAAGTTGCCGATGATTTCGCTACATATGTAGAGTCCAATGATGCTGCTCTCGCTGCCGAGACTAAGGCTCGTACCGATGCAGACGCGGGCTTTGAGACCAGAATCGCCGCGCTCGAAGGTAACTTCGGTGATGGCGAGGGCACTGTTGAGGCTCAGATTGCTGCGGCTGTTAAGGCAGAGGAAGATGCTCGTAAGGAAGCCGTAAAGGGCGTTCAGGACGAGGTTGATGCTGTTGAAGGCAGAATGGACACTGCTGAGGGTAAGATTACTGCTCTTGAAACTGAATCCGCAAAGCATGCTACTAAGGATGAACTTGCCGGTGTTGACGCTAAGTTCGCAGATTATACTAAGACTGCTGATCTTCCTACAGACCTTGGTGATTTCACCAATAACGCAGGCTATGCAAAGACTGCTGATGTAAACGCCGAGCTTGACAAGAAGGCCGACAAGACTCAGGTTGCTACCGACATTGCAAACGCAATTGCTCCTCTTGCAACAACCGAGGCTCTTAATGGTGTTAAGGCTACTGCTGAGGCTGCTACTACCGTTGAGGAAGTAGACGCTCAGATTGACGCCAAGATTGGTGCCCTTAACCTTGCTACTACTTATGAGCCTATTGGCGCAGAGGACAGAGCAAAGGGTTATGTAGATCAGAAGTTTACCGACGCAAACCTTGCTCAGTATACAACCGAGGATGAGGTTAAGTCCATCGTTGATGACGTAATTAAGACTGCAACTGACAAGGAAACTCTTGATAGCCTTGTTGAGCTTGTTGAGTATATTGATACACACTCCGGTGATGCAATCAATATGGCAACTGCAATCGGAGTTCTTGAAGGCAAGGTTGATGTCATTGAGAAGAAGCCTGCTTATGACATTAGTGCTACTCAGATTTCCAACTGGGATAATGAAGTAGGTGCAAAGGCTCTTGCTGAGACAAAGACTACTGCTGCAGAGGTTAAGGATCAGATTGAGGCATATGGCTATGCCACAACTGGTGAACTTGCTACCGAGAAGTCTGCTCGTGAAGCTAAGGAAACCGAACTTGCTACTGCCATTGAGGCCGCAAAGACTGACGCGGCTAACCAGGATGCAGTAGTTCTCGCGGAAGCTCAGAAGTACGCAGACACTGCTAAGGCTGACGCAATTGCTGATGCCGAAGGCAAGGTTAACGCTCTTGCTGGAAATGTATACACCAAGGAACAGACATATACTCAGGCAGAGGTTGATGCACTGATACAACAGGCTCACACTTGGGGTGAATTTTGATCCTGATTAGGTTCATATAAACACAATAGGGCTACCGAGTTTTCTCGGTAGTCCTTATTAAATTAATTAAAGGAGATTAATTTTATGGCAAAAATTAATATAGATTTTAATAACAAAAATTATAGTATTGATGAGTCAGCCCTTGCTCCTGCCTCTGACAGTCTGAAGTCTCATCTCTCCACCGTTATGAACGGTGAGGGTGCTACAATCAATTTCGGTGGCGTTGGGTATGGTGTTGACTCTACAAAGTTGACTACTGCAACTAATGATTTCATTTCTTACCTTGGCACTATTGCTGGTAATGGCGCCAAGATTACTGTAGGCGGTGCTGAATTCTCTATTGACTCCACTAAGCTTTCGGGTGCGATTGCTAGCTTGGAGGGGGCTTTTGAGAGCTTGAGTGGCGAAGCCAGCAATTCGGTATTGCTCGCTCCAGGTCTTTATCAGACAGGCGCGTATGCTCTTGCTGAATCTGGCGACACAGATGGTGCGGCGGCACTCCTTAC